ATAACGGATTCAGCAACAGCAAAACTTCCACAGAAGCAGACAGCGGCAAGCTACAGCTTGACCTTGACAGCCTGCTCGATTTCTGAGGTGCGGCAATATGACAAGAAAAGAAGCCGAAAGCTATACAGACAATTTCCCGCCGCTTACAGCAGAGCTTGAACGTGAAATTAGAAAGACGTTGCCGATGAAGTATCTTATTATAGATAATGGCGGCACAGCATATTGCACGGCATGCGAAGAAAAGCTGTATCCCGGTGAGTATGACAGCTCAGTTAAACATAGGCAGACTACTTTCTGTACAAGCTGTGACGAAACTGTCACTGCGATATACAATTATCACAATTTTCACGGCTCGGTTGTTGAGTGCAAATCAAATGTCGGAGTGTTTCTGTCAGACGACAAGACCGATAATCTGTACATACGGTTTTATACGGTTACGCTGCTTTTTAACGCTCGTGAAATTATGCCGCATATTGCAATCAATGAGGTTCAGCGGTATTTATTCACGGCAAATCAAGCGTTCCGTTATGGTCCTAAATACGCATGGAAGAGTAAAAACGGTTACTACGCAAAGGTAGTGACAGGCTGGGGGCTACGAGCGGAATTTAGCGAGCCTGTATTTCCCAATTATAGCAGTTACAGCTTCGTTAATTTTCCTGCATTAAAAGGAACAGCTTGTGCTCATTCGGCAATAAGCGAGAACTTCGGAAGCATATCATATCTGAAATTCTGGCAGGCACACAAAAATGTTGAGGCACTCATTAAGTGTGGCTTATATAGCAGTGTTAAGTACAATGAAGACATGATCAACTGGGCTGAAACCGAACCGCACAAAATGCTCGGCGTAACAAAAGATGTTATGCGGGCGATTCGCAAAGGGCAAATCGGGTACAGAGACTATCTTAGAATAAAAGAAGAATTTTCTAAGATTACCAGCCTTGACCGTCTTATAGAAATAAATAAACATATAGGATATTCATTTGGCACACTCGACAGCCTCAAGAGAAAACTCAAGACCGACAAATACGAAATTGCGAAGTACATTTTAAAGCAGAATGTAAATATCGATGATTATTCGGATTATGTCCGTATAATGCAGAGCTTCAACGCCGATTTCAGCGACAGACAGATATGCTTTCCGAAAAATCTGAAAGCGGCTCACGACCGTGCAGAAGCTATGCGACAGGCACGGGAGCTTGAAGAAAAAGCAAAGAAAAACGCTAAACTGGCCAAGCAGCTGAACGCTCTGAAGTTGAAGCGGAAAATGCTTGAGTTTGCAACCGATGAATACTTTATCCGTCAGCCTGACAGCACGGACGAAATAGTCGTCGAAGGTCAGAAACTAAGCCATTGTGTCGGCGGCTACGCCGAAAGGCACGCAACCGGCAAGCTGACGATTATGTTTCTTCGTCGAAAATCCGCACCGGACGAGCCGTACTACACGATGGAGGTATCAAACGACTATAAAATAGTCCAGTGCAGAGGTTATAAAAACAACTGGGTTACAAACGGCGGGCAGGAAAAGCCACAGGAAATAATCAATGTAGAGAAGAAATATCAGCAGTACCTTGACGGTATTGCGGCGAAAAAATCAAAAACAAAATCAAGGAGGAAAACAGCATGATAATTCCCGGACTTCGCACACCGCCTGCGGATACAGAAAAGGCGGTAACAGACGATTATGTCAAGGCAGTAAATCTTAACTACCACATCAAAGCGGCGGCACATGTAGCACAGCAGAGCTTGTATGAGATGTGCAAGGGCTTTAAAGAAATGAGGGACAGCAAGCTCTATAAGGAACTGGGGTATAACACATTCGAGGATTACTGCGAAAAGGAAACAGGAATCAAACGCAGACAGGTTTATCGTTATATAGAAGTAATAGAGAAATTGCCGTCTGATTTTGTGTCCCCGGGGACACAAATCGGAGTGAAAAAGCTCTATCTTTTATCTTCCCTTTCTGAAGAAGAACGTACAGAAATAACCGAAAAAACCGACCTTGAGAACACCTCCGTCCGTGAGCTTGAACAGCAGATACGGCAGATAAGAGCGGAAAAGGACAAGGCGGTAGCCGATAAGTCGGCCGCAGAAGCCGAAGCATCCGCCGCCGCTCAGCAGGCAAAATCACTCGAAAAAGCAAAGAACACATTGTCACAGCAGATAGCGGCGCTCGAAGCCGAGATAAAGGAACTTGAAAACCGTCCGATAGATGTGGAAGTGGCACTTCCGGACGGTGCCGTTGACAAGGACACCTTTAAGAATATCTGCAAGACATACGAGGAGCAAATCGACAAGGTGCAGGAGGACGCATTACAGGATACTATCCGCTTAAACCGTGAGCATACGGAGCAAATGAACAGCCTTAAAGCTGAGAATGAAAAGAAACTTGAAGAGCTCCGCAGTCAGCTTGAAGCCGCTAAGCGTGAGCAGTCGGAACTTACGGTGACAGTACCCGACAGCAAGGAAACGTTTAAAGCGTATCTTGCCACTGCCATTGATGCGGCAAAGCGGCTCTGCGAGTTTATCGGCAATAATTCCGCAGACAGTAATCACGATCTGTTTGTCAGCAAAGCAAAGCAGTTTTTTGAGAAAATGACGGAGGAAATCGTATGAGCAGTACATTATATGATATAACCGGCAGGTTTGCCGAACTTTTCGATGCGTTTGACGCTATAAATGACTACGAACCGGACACCAATGCTGACGGTGAGTATATAGACGATGACGGCGAGGTCATTGCTGACCTTGAAGCATACAAGGCCGATATGCTGACGATGTGGTTTGACACTCTCGAAGGCATCGAGGGTGAGTTCAGTGAAAAGGCCGAAAACGTCGCCTGCTTCATAAAATCCCTTGAGCGTGAGGCAGACAGCCACGAGCTTGAAGCTAAGGAACAGACGGCAAGAGCAAAGACAAAGCGCAAAAAGGCAGAGTTTCTGAAAAAGCGTCTGTTACAGGATATGCAGGCAATGAGACTGAAAAAGGTCGATATGCCGAGAGCAAAAATAACGTTCTCAGAGGGACGTGACAGTGTGGTTGTTGACGATGAGCGGCAGTTTATTGACTATGCCGAAACATTCAACGAATCGCTGATAAAGTATAGCAAACCGACCATATGCAAGTCAGAGGTCAAGAAGCTGCTCGACAGCGGAGAAAAGCTCCCTGCCGTACATCTTGAGAAAAAGCCGTATATAACGATAAAGTGAGGTAGCTATGAGCAATATATTTACACCCGTAACAAGAAAGAAATCAAAGGCGAGAATTGCGGTCATGGGACCGTCGGGAAGCGGTAAAACGCTTTCGTCGCTCTATCTCGCAAAAGGCATAACGGGCAACTGGGGCAAGGTTGCCCTTATAGATACAGAACACGAGCGTGGCAGATTCTATGCCGATCGTCACGATCTCGGCACGGGAGAATTTCTCTACGCCCCGCTTACACCGCCGTATTCGCCCGAAAAGTACATAGAGTACGTCAGACAGGCGGCTGAGGCGGTCGGGGAGGACGGCGTAATAATAGTGGACAGCTTTTCACACGCATGGGATAACGAGGGCGGAGTGCTTGACATCAAATCACAGATAGCACAGCGTCAGGGAAAGAACGATTATACCGCATGGGACGAGGCAGGAAAGATACAGAACAATCTTGTCAATACCATACTGTCGGTCAACTGCCACACAATCATTACACTGCGTACCAAGATGGGCTATGCTATGGAAATCAACGACAGGGGCAAGACCGTTCCTGTCAAGATAGGACTTGCGCCGGTGCAGCGTGATAACACCGAGTATGAATTTGACATAGCATTTCAGATAAACCGTGAGCATATCGCAAGTCTTTCAAAAGACACAACATTCCTCGATAAGTGGTCGGGTGTTATCACCGAAGATTTAGGTGCTCAGCTCGGCGCATGGCTCAGCGAGGGTGCAGAGCCCGACAGATGTGAAGAATGCGGCGCCGTCATTATGCCGACACCTAAGCATACGGTAGCGGAAATGGTTGAAAGCTCGGTTGCAAAATTCGGCAGAAAGCTGTGCATAGCGTGTGCAAAGAAGGAGGTCGAAAAGCAGAATGCCGCTAAGACCGTATCAGAGTGAGCTTGTCGAGCAGACAAGGCAGGCGTGGCGTGAGGGTTATCACGCTCCCTGCATTGTTCTCGGGTGCGGCGGCGGTAAGTCGGTGATAGTAGCAGAGATAGCACGGCGGACTACATTCAACGGGAAAAAGGTGTTATTTCTTGTACACAGGCAGGAGCTTGTTCAGCAGATAATAAGGACGTTCATACGCTGGGGCGTTGATATGAACTACTGTGACGTGATGATGGTGCAGACCGCAGCACGACGGATAAAAAAACTGTCAAAGCCTGCGCTTATCATTACAGACGAAAATCACCACAGCCTTGCGCTGTCGTACAAGAAAATCTATGATGCTTTCCCCGATGTGCTTCGTGTGGGGGTAACGGCAACGCCTGTCCGCCTGAACGGTGACGGTCTGGGTGATGTCAACGACAAGCTGATAATCGGGCCGTCTACCAAATGGCTTATTGATCACAACTGTCTTGCACCGTATGACTACTATGCACCGTCCGTAGCCGACTTATCGGGGCTTCATATCAAAATGGGCGAGTTTGTTACGGCGGACGTTGAAAAGGCAATGATCAAAAAGGCTGTATTCGGTGATGTTATCGGATACTACAGACAGCTTGCAGACGGTAAGAAAGCCGTCTGCTACTGCTCAAGTGTTAAGCACTCGCTCGCTACCGCCGAAGCGTTCCGAGAAGCAGGCATAAACGCCGTACACATTGACGGTACAACTCCCGATGCAGAGCGTAATCGTATTATTTCGGATTTCAGAGCAGGACGGATAACGATACTTTGCAATGTCGATTTAATATCGGAGGGCTTTGACGTTCCCGACTGCGAATGTGCGATATTGCTCCGTCCCACTCAATCTCTTACGCTGTACATTCAGCAGTCAATGAGATGTATGCGCTATCGACCGGGCAAGCGTGCGATAATTCTTGATCATGTCGGCAATTACGCACGCTTCGGAATGCCCGATGATGACCGCCTGTGGTCGCTTGAAAAGCGCAAGCGCAACATAAAGAAAGAAGCTGCGGAGAATGCCGAAAAGGTGAAACAGTGTCCCGAATGTTACTATACATTCGGAGCGCCGCCGCCCGGTCAGCCCTGTATCTGCCCTCACTGCGGATATGTTTTCCCGGTAAAGAGCCGGGATATAGAAACAAGCGAAAGCACCGAGCTTATTCATATCGAGGGCTTCAGGCTGGATTTCAGCAGTCCCGATGATTGTTCGTCCTATTCCGATCTGCTTGCATACGCAAAGAAGAAAGGGTATCAGAGGGGCTGGGCGTTTTACGAAGCAAGAAAGAGAGGTTTTATCTATTGACAGAAGAACACAGTATTCAGAATGCTGTCAGACGTGCGCTGTCCGAGAACGGTTGTGTGATATTCCGCATTAACGTCGGCAAGGGCAGAACATTTGACGGCAGATATTTCGACACGGGCGTACCGGTCGGATTTTCAGACCTGTTCGGCGTAAGGCAGTCGGACGGAAAGGCAATATTCATAGAGGTAAAGACAAAAACGGGACGTATTCGCCCCGAACAGAAGAATTTTATTGAAAAAATGCGTCGTTCGGGTGCTGTTGCAGGTATATGCAGAAGCACAGAAGACGCAATAAGACTTATAACGGAGGATAAATAATATGGCATTTTCACAGAACAATTCAGCGGCTACGAGTGCGCTTAAGCCCGAAGGCAGATATGAAACGATAATCACAAGCGTAGACGAGAAAACATATAAGAGCGGCAGTACATCGCTGAGCTTCAGACTGACGATAAGGAATGATATTCCGGAGCAGAAATACGGCAACGCCTGCCTGTTTTATCAGATATGGAAGGCTAAAGAACCTACAAAGGAAGACCTTGCGGTAAACGGTTATACGTTCGGCAGACTTATGGCAGTAGGCAAGGCCGCAAAGCTCACTGACGGCAAGGAATACAAGGATCTTGCGGAATACTGCGACGATCTTGTCGGCAAGTGTGTGATAGCTGTAGTAAAGCACGAAACGGACGATAAGGGCACCACAAGAGAAAAGGTAAGCTATCTTGAACCGACACAGCACCCCGACTGCAAGCATAAGTTCAAGACCGCCGTGACCGCCGATACCGTATCAGCGCCGAAAAACGAGAGCTTTGCGGCAACCACAACAACGGAAGCAGTTACGGAAGATGACGGTGACTATCCGTTCTGATGGGGGAAATAATGTACGAATATATTCCCGATGAGCTTAAAAAGCTCTCAAACTGGGTGTGCTGGCAGGCTGTACCCGATGAGGCAGGCGGTAAGATAAAAAAACTTCCGATCAATCCTCATACGGGCGAACTTGCCCGCTCCAACGATCCGTCCACATGGTCGGATTTCAATACGGCTGTAGCGGCTTCGGCAGGTTTTGCAGGTGTCGGATTCATGTTCGGAAACTGCGAGTATTTCGGTGTGGATATTGACGGAGTGGGTGACGAGATAGCCGCATTCAAAACCGGCGAAAACAACATTATCACCGAATTTATAACAACACTCCAGTCATATACCGAGCTGTCGCAGTCCGGCAAAGGCATTCACATAATCTGCAAAGGAAACCTGCCGAAGCAGGGGCGCAGACGAGGCAATGTCGAAATGTACGAAACAGGCAGATTTTTCGTTATGACGGGCAAACCGTGCGCCGAATATATGGATATAAACGAATGCACAGAGGCTATTAAGGCGTTGCACGAAAAGTACATAGGCGGAGGGCGTGAGCCTTCCGCTGTGCCCCGTGCTTATGCGCCGGCACTTCCGGCAACCGCAAATGATATTATAACTCTCGCCGGAAAAGCAAAGAACGCACCACGCTTCAATGCACTTATGCAGGGCGATTATTCAGGATATGTGTCACAGTCTGAGGCTGATATGGCGCTTTGTAATATGCTTGCGTTCTGGTGCAGGTGTGATGCGGATATGATGGACTGTATATACAGACAGTCGGGGCTTATGCGTGAGAAATGGGACAGACGGCAGTCGGGCAGTACATACGGTGCAATAACGATACAAAAAGCCATAGCCGACTGTGAGAAGGTATACGAACCGGCACAGAAATCACCGCAGTTTACGGCAAGGTTCACAGGTGAAAGCTCTGTTGTACACGCAAAACTCGATACAGCACAGGACGAGCCTGTAAAGCTGTACACATTTGACGATACAGGGAACGCAGAACGGCTTATAGACTTATTCGGCAGGGAGATCCGCTACAGTTATACAGACAAGCGCTGGCTGTATTATGACGGTAGGAAGTGGTGCTACGACAACAGCGGAACAATAGAGCGCATAGCCGATAAGGCTGTACTTGCGATGAAGGCAGAGGCTAAGGCATACGAGCAGATGGACGTTGAGGACGGCGGAGATATGGCAAAGAACTTTGAAAAACACCTGAAATCAAGCCGAAGCAACAAATCGAAATCTGCAATGCTGAAGGAAGCACAGCATCACGTTCCGATAGTGCCGGCACAGATGGATAAGTACAAGATGGTGCTTAATACTCCGAGCGGTGTTCTTGACCTGAAAAGCGGTACGCTGAGTGAGCATAAGCCGGAAGCATACTTCACCCGTATCACGTCGGCAGAGTACACGAGCAACGCCGACTGTCCGCAGTGGCTGAAATTTCTTGACGAGATATTCGGCGGCGACAAGGACCTTATACGATATGTTCAGAAGGCGGTCGGCTATTCGCTGACAGGCTCAACGGCGGAGCAGTGCGTATTCTTCTTGTTCGGCACGGGCAGAAACGGTAAATCAACGTTTCTTGATATTATCCGTGCAATTATGGGCGACTACGCAAGCAATATCCAGCCGGAAACAATAATGGTACGCAGTAATCAGAGCAGTGCCATAAACAGCGATATAGCACGTCTTAAAGGCGCAAGGTTTGTTACGTCTGTAGAGCCTAACGAGGGCGTGCGTATCAACGAGGGTCTGCTGAAGCAGCTTACAGGCGATGATATAGTTACTGCCCGCAAGCTGTACGGCGATGAGTTTGAGTTCAAGCCCGAATTCAAACTGTGGATGGCAACTAATCATAAGCCGATAATCAGAGGCACAGACACAGGTATCTGGCGCAGAGTGCATATGATACCGTTCACTGTACAAATACCCGAAGAAAAGAAAGACCCACGTCTTAAATATAAGCTGTGCCGTGAGCTGCCCGCTATCTTCCGCTGGGCAGTAGAGGGGTGCGTACTGTATCAGGCTGAGGGGCTGCATATGCCGAAGGCGGTAGTCGCTATGGTCAAGGAGTACCGCAGAGAGATGGATGTTATCTCCGCTTTTGTCGAGGACAGGTGTACAGAGGGCAAGGACTGCTATGCGCAGGCTAACGTGCTTTATGCGGCGTATGCGC